ATCACCAGTCTGGTCCGGTAATCTGCCAGTCCATAGCCAAGCTGGGAACAGATCGACCTGGATCATCCCCTGCCCCGTGAAATCCTCCGCATTCCCAAGCGTATTGCTCACATGATGGATAAACTTACAATTGTCATCCGCAATGATGAAATGACGCTTTAGCGCGTCAATCGGTGCTTTGAAAAAGTTATCAATATCAGACGATTCAGGGAATTCAGCACCTGGTTTGGTGGTTAATACTATTCCAAGCGGGAAGTTGAAGATCGGTGCTTCCTTCCATTCAGATAATTGGATCGAGCTTCTCCACTTTTTGTACTCAGCCGAGGTGACAAACCTCGATCTGCCCCTTGTCGCAACCGGAATCCAAAGCTGATTCTGGCTCGGAGGCAATGGTAGCTGAATAGACCAAAGGCAATACGCCCGCGGCGGGGTCAAATTCAGCTTATAATCGGGGTTCGTCAACCTGGTAGCCCCTTTGCCAATTGTCACCCAGATCGTCCACTATAACGAATTCTGTGGACTCTGTGATGGTTGACGGCGGATGGAAGAATGTGGCGGCTAGGAATGCGGCGGCTTGTGAATGCGAATATCCGGCGGAAGCCACAAGTATTCTGACCATGCTGGAAAGCGATATTGCCGTGATTATGTGGTCCCCATTTGGGATAACGCCAACCTTGCAATTCTGGAATATCTCATCGATCTCATGCATCTTGATTGACATTGGTCACCACATAGAAGACTGTCCAGGACCAAGGGAATCCGAATGCCATCGCTCCTGAATCAATCAGGTCGAAGTGCCATTTGATGTTGATCAAATAGGAGTCATTTTCGATCACGCATCAATTCCTCCACCATCTGTATTCTATTGCCGATCCACCGCATTACAGGGACTGCCATTGAATTTCCTATCGCCTTGTACCTTGGACCGTCTGGCGCGGCCTTGCCCTTGTACGGGATATCCGTCCATCCGTCTGGGAAGCCCTGCAATCGCTCACATTCCAAAGGAGTGAGGCGGCGCACCTGCATTGAGCGCATGACTGCGGTTGGATTCTTGGCTCCCAATGCTGGACTAACATCCTCCGTTTTAGCCCTTTGTGTTCCCGACATTCTTTCTGGAAAGGCGAACACGCAAGGTTCCGTATCACCCCTTTTTGTCTGGCTGGTTAGCGTTGGTGCTTGATCTTTTAAATCTATCGAACCTGTGCGCCTGGCATCGGCAACTGTGAACGATTTTGGCCCATCTAGCTGCATACCATATGGGTCAGTCTGCCATTCCTCAATTGGAGGACATTCGCAGTCCGCTATGTGTTCCTTGTGGATGCTGCACCAATAATCCTCGCAACATTGGCACTTGATCCATGCCGGTTGATTTGCGTACCTGGTGAGCATACAGAACCCGTCTGCCCTTGAATAATCATTGGCAGTTGTCTGTAGGGTTTGACTTATTCTTGGGGTATAGGCTTGCATTCCGCCACAGACTGGACAGGCTTCCATCGCGCCATCCGGCTCCCAGACTACTCCGCATTGCCCGCATTCTGCTTCAGAACCATCTTCAGAACCGGATGCATCTGCCCGTCCCTTGCCTCCACCCTTCTTAGGATTCCGGCGCAAGCTTTCGGACTCAAATAGTACCGCTGCGGAATTTCTCCAATCTCCAAGATATCCAACAAGGAAGACTCTTCTTCTCCTCTGTGGGACTCCGAAGTGTTGAGCGTCCAACACTCTCCAAGTGCAGCCATACCCGAGTTCGACCAGCGATTGGACGAAGGAGCCAAAATCCCGTCCTCCCCCACTTGACAGAACACCGGGGACATTTTCCCAGACAACCCACCGGGGGCGAGTGTATCGAGCAATTTGGGAAAATCCGAAGGCCAATTGCCCACGAACATCATCGAGTCCTTTTCGGAGTCCTGCTGTACTAAATGACTGACAGGGAGTACCTCCCACGAGAAGGTCAACTGTTTCACGGGGCCAATCCCTCCATTTGGTCATGTCACCCCAGTTCGGGGTTTCTGGAAAGTGATGCTTCAATACGGCGCAAGGGAAAGCCTCAATCTCCGAGAATGCGACAGGATTCCACCCCAGACCTTTCCAGGCGCAGGAAGCCGCCTCGATGCCAGAACAAACCGACAGATATCTGATCATCCTGACTGCCCCATTCGGTCGCCTTGCTGCGGTTCCGGTTCGCCTTCCGGGTGCGCCCTGGTCCCCCATCCTGTGGCGGGTTACTGGGCCTTGCTGGCCAGCCGGGAGGCTGGCTCCGAAGCCGGGGCGGCGTACCCCTCCTACACGCAGGGGACGCGCCGCCCCGGCGGCTACCTTCTACCCCTATTCTTATCCCCAATATTCATTCCATTGACGATTGACGCAATCTGAATATCGTTCCTGTACATCCTGTCCCTCCTATTCCGTATCAAATCCGTAGTTATATTCTCGCCACACTTTTCCAGATCAGAGATGGCGCGGGTGGTGTATTCACCCAGCACCTCCGCTGAAACCTTTGACCAGTCAACCGGATCGTTCATGGGTACTCCTCCCCAGTCATTATTTTATTCCGGTCAGTCACCCAGCCGAAAAAAATCCCTTTATTATTAATTAGTATTAATTGATATTAAAGTATTGATAGTACTAATCAGAGAGGGAGCCGCCGGGCTGGGGGGTTGTGCTGACGCACCCCCCGCCCGGCTCCCTTGCGGGCGAACCGGGACAGGGAGAGTAACTGTCTGCGCCAGTCAATTCTTAATTATTACTATTTACTAGTAATATATAATAAAGCGAAAATCGTGCCAATCAGACGATTCAACCAGGTTTTCAACGGAAGATGCTTATTTGTAAGGACTTACGATGCGATATTTTTTCTAGCCAATTCATCGTTTGTCAGATTTTTATTCCCCCATCCTTCCGATCTTGCCATAACCTATACATCTTAATGCAAAGAACCGGGGTAAAATTTTCCAAAAGTTTTATTGCAAGTATTCCGAATCAAATCGTATAGTGGTTGTAAGGTGGTTTGAGCCACCTAATAGGAAGAGGAAAGGAGAGGACAGATGCCAGGTGAAGGTCAGTTTGAATGCGAAGCTTGCCTTGCAAAGGTTGATGAGCTTTTCAACGGATATTGCAAGGTTTGCGATGGCTATGAATTTTGCGAAGGATGCGAGAACCTTTTTGATCCATCGGAAATGGTTCTGGAAAATTGCCGGTATTGCGAAAAACTGCTTTCCATTAACGATAAACCCAAAACCAATAACTAGGAGACAGACCAATGCAGTACTGCGTAGTCGATACCTTCAATAAACCCCACGAATATTTTGGGACGATCCATTCCTGTCACAAGACCCTGTCTGCGGCTAGGAAGTCAAATGACAAGCTCCAACGCCAGGTGCGTGACCGGAACGGTAGTTCCAGCTATATCCCCACCGTCATCATTCAGGTTAACGATGGATTCCGCCATCGACCTGGTGACCAAATGATTGCGAATTATACCCTTGATGATCTGGGTAGGTGGTGGCGTGATGATTCCCGCCCGTTGGCCAAATATGTGACTGTTCTTAGCTGGGAGGAAGTTCGATGAGCGTCAAGAGATTCAAGATTGAATTGACCAGAACCGTGAAGCTTCGCCAGGTTGTCATTATTGATGCCGAAACCGAAAGCGAAGCGGCATGGACTGCTTTGGGGTCTTGCGATTTTGCGAATTTCAAAGAGGTGGATCAGAGGACGGATGCAAGGGTTGTCAATCGTTCAAATGTGGAGGTTGCTTGATCATGCCAGACATTCATTTCTACGATACGGATTCCGGTTACATTCACTATGTGAGTGAAGTTGTTCCTGGTCTTGAATGCAGGGTTTTTGATGCAATCCGTAATGAATCAGATGTTTTTATAAACCCGGAATTGGCCGTTCAGTTTATTCCAGAATTGTATGGGAATAATTTTACTGATCATATCCAATCAAACGCTAAATTGCTGGCAGATGAATGCGTCAAAGTCAGCAATAAAGGCTTGAAGTTTATGGATCAATTGATGACCAATAGTCCAATACGGGATGGGAAAAAATGGGTGGAAACCCATCGCGCCGAATTCATGTTGGATCGAGCAAATCGTCGAAAATTGTGGAAGTCGTAACAGGTATTTAGTTGGTTTTTTTAACCTATAAGGGGGTGCATAGTGATGAATTTTCCGCCTTCAGTTTCCGAGTACCGTGTTTACACTTGGACGAGCAACCGTTGCCCCGAATTCTGTGGCGTTGAAACGGTTGAATATCTTGGTGAAAACGCCAGCCATGAAGACCTTCTCCGTTACTGGTCAGCCTTCGAGACCATAATTTCCAACCGCTGGTTGCCCGAGCAGATCGGCGTTGATCTCACCCAGCCAGAATGCATCGACGAATGGTTGTGGAATAATGGCAGCTGGGGTGAGCGTGTTGACTTCATTCTGGATGGGCCTGGTTCCAGGTGATTTTCTTTGTGCAAGTTTGTTTTTGTGTCTCGTTTCACTAGTGGTTAGTTTTCCCAATTAGGAAAGGATAGGATTATCATGTTGAACCGAGTTGCTTTCAATCTTCCTACATTCACCATTGAAAATGATTTGATGGTTCAGGAAATCTTTGGGTATTACACCAAGGATAAAATAAAGCTGTCAGTTCATCTTTTCCGGTTCAATTCGGTCACCGGATCAAAATGGATTGTCCAGATTTTTGGCGACCATTTTGTCTTCGCTGACAAGATCAAGCAGATTGAGTTGCCTGGCGATCTTGAATTGTATGGGGTCATGCAGAAAGCCAATGATTTGACCGTGGAGTTGGCCAAGGCCCGCCAGGAGGTTGCGGCGTGAACAGTCAAGGAATCTCCCAGTATGTGGTTAATTTCCGGTATTGGAGGGCAGATGGAAATCTTGTCCAACTTCAAGCGGAATTCAACGATATAGATAGAGCTAATGGCAGGGTCATAAGAGTCATTAGCGAATGCAAAAACCGTGGGCTTGAATATCTGGCTGAGATATTCCCCAGACTTTCTGACCCAATTGTTTACGGTTCAGCTATGGGTTTGCGGCATCGTCGGGAGTTGTTGTGAATCCAGTCAGTTATTGGGAGAGGCTCAAGCGGCGCGGGGTTTCCAGGAAAACTGTCGAATACATCTATCGCCAGCATGAACTGGAAATCCCCGTCAGCATGATTGTCCAAAGGTTAAAAAAGCGCAGGGAGGTGGACAAAAAGCTGGGAAAATCATCCACCGATTTCATGTTGTCCGAAGCTTCGGTCTGGAATATCATCTACCAGCATCGTAGATTTTTAGAAAACCAGAAACAGGGATGATTCAAATGATTTCCCCGGCCACCTTGGAGCGGGTACGAGGACTCGTTCTCTCCAAAAAATCCTGGTGTTACTGTGGACTGTCCAAGGAATTGGTCAAGCTGATCGGGGAATCCGGCGATAGAACAGATATGGTGGAAATGACAGGAAAGCGGATACGGATCAAGGCAGGGAAACAGGAGGAGGAAATCAGATGCGATGGATTGTGCCGATGCTTGTGTTGCTTGCGGGGTGCAGAAGTGCAGCACCCGTGCATCACGAATGCAAAAAACCACTAGAAGTGTCTGTAAATCTGCATTACAACCTTCCGAATGACCAGGGTTCGGTCAGTCTGGGGGTGAGGCGATGAATCGTGATGATCTAATCATGGATGTAGTTGACTCTGGATATCTGCAGAAATACTGTAGCAAGTTTTTCCGCCCGTGGATGGAGAGGGAAGAATTTGAAGCTGAGCTTTATTTGGCCACCGTCAAGGCATCCAGGAAATACATTCCAGAAAAGGGCGCATGGAGGACATTTGTGTTTTGGTGGTGGAGGTCCGCCAGGAGCGAGATGATCAGACGGTACAAGCGGAAGCTTCGCCAGAAAAAAACCTCATCAATTTCCGCCTTGTCATTCGACCTGGTTGACAAGAATGCCGAAACCGTATTGTCCAGAATGTTGGAGAAAGCGGTTGACGGTTTGACTAGTGATGAAAGGTTCTTTCTTCTTGGATCGTCAATGGCTGAAACGGAAAAGCGCGGTCTCACCAGGTCACAGTATGAGATTCGTCGCCGTCAAGTTAGGCGCAAGATTGCAGGGGAGCTTTGATTCAGATGGCGAAAATTGAGCAAGAATACAGGTTGACCGAAGAGCAGAAGGAATTAGCCGAGTCCAACTTTCGCTTGGTCTACTGGTTCATGGAGCGTCAATCCATGCCAGAGGGTATCGACTGGGATGATTACCAGTCCTATCTAATAAGGTGGTATCTGCGTTCAATAGTGACCTATGACGAGACCAAATCCAAAATCTCAACCTATGTGGTGCAGATGCTCCGGTGGTCTCGCTTACATTACATCACCGCATATGTGAGGGAGAAAAAGAAAGGCATCTCGTCGATTCATGGGGAGGAGGGGGATGCCGTGGAATTTCCGGTTTGGGATGATCAAGACTCTGAAATAGTCTCATCCGAATACAAGAAATGCATTGATGGATTATTGAAAAGTATCGGACCAGTCAGGGAGAATATTGTCCGTCAATTTATTGCCGGTGTTCCCCCACAGAAGATCGGAAGAAGCTTGAAAATTTCCCGCCAAAGGGTCAACCAGATAGTTGAGAAGTCGATTTTGATCATGCGTAAAAAAGCCAAAGATTCAGGCATCAAAAATCCGATGGAGGTTACATGATTGACTTCGTGGGGTGGTTCTGCCTGGCAGTCCCACTTTGGCTTATTTTGATTTTTCTTATAGCAATCTACGATAGGATAGGACAGGAACCAGGAGGTCATAAAAATGACAGAACCCCGTTCAGCCGAAACTAGGGATGTTCACCGTGTTTATTGGCAAAAACTGACCAATTTGCACCGTGAAACAGTCGAGTTGATCTTGGGGATCGGTTGCGAAGGCGATGACGATTCCAAGGCTGGGGCGCGCCAAATTTGCGAACTTCTGGCATCCCACCAGGTAACCAAATCAATTGAACAGGCAAGATTTCTTTCCAACTATTCTGGAGAGAATTCCTCAATATTTGAAAGGATTTGCACGATAATTGAAAACTACGAGGACACATTGCCAGAGGGGGAACACCAGGCGGTTGCGATTGTTTATAATCTCTGCGGCACAGATCAGATTATGAAAATAATTGCTGGAGAAATCCCAGAGATTTGCAGCAAGGCAATGATTTTTCTTTCTGGACGCAGAAGGGGTTTTGTGCTAGAAAGAATGGAAATGACATTGATTGTCATAGCGAAGGCAATGGAAACGGAAAAGGGAGGAAAGTGATGGCGAGGCGCATTGGTGGTTTGGTCATATCTCGAATGGTTGGCGATGCCATTCAGTTGCTTTATCCGTCAGGAAAGGAGATTCTTATTGAGGTCAAAAACCTCATTCAGGATGGTGCTGTCCTGAAGGTAGGGAACGATACTTACGATATGTTGGTTGGCGACAGCGTCACCATTCCAGGAGTGGAGAGCATATCATCTTCCGGCTTGTATCTGGAAAGTACCGAGGGTGGAAGGGTCGCCGTCCGCTTAATTGCGGACCCCAGAATTCGCATCTTGCGTACCGAGTTGCTTCGTTGATCTGATTGTTTTTAACCCAATAGGAATGAAAGGAATTGAAATGGAAGAGGTTATTGAGTCTACGGAAATTGTTGTGGTCAAGCCAAAATCATCCCCAATTGATCCGGCAGCAATTGAAGCTGCCCTCATGCGGAATGACTACGGGCGGTTGCCGGTGGCAGAGAAAGTTGCCCTCTATCGTCGCACCTGCGAGTCGATGGGTTTGAACCCGCTGACCCAGCCCTTTGGATTTTTTAAGATGAGCGGCGGGGCCGAGGTGCTGTATGCGAAACGCACCGCAGCGGACCAGTTGCGCCAGATTCATGGGATCACGCTGGTTGATTGCACAGAATCTTGGGATAAGGACTCAAAGATTTTTAGCGTGACTGTGAGAATGCGCGATAAGGCTGGCAGGGAAGATATCGACCGGGGTGATGTTTTTATCCCAGACTCCTGCAAAGGCATGGATTTGGCCAATGCCAAAATGAAAGCCATTACCAAGGCCAAGCGGCGTTGCACCCTTAGCCTGGTTGGCCTTGGATTCCTTGATGAAACCGAGGTTATGGATGCTGGCCTTCGTGTTTCCAGTCAATCTCCAGAGTTTGTTTCGGAGATAACTCAAAAGCCTTTGGTCACCGAAGAACCAAGGGCAAGCGAAACCGAAAAGAAGGCTATTTTTGATTTGTTCAAGGCTAAATCCGAAAACGCAAAGGATTTGAAGGAGCGGATGTTCGCAAGCTTTCCAGGCCTGGACAGTCGCAATATGACTGCTAAACAGGCGGCGGAAGTTAAATCTTGGCTTGAGTCTGTCTAACACCAAAAGGAAGGAGATTTTACATGAGCGGTTTCATGCCAACAGAACAGCAGATGAAGTTTTTTGATTTGATTGGTGGGGGCTGGAAGCTTCGTGACACAGAGACAGGCAACATAGCGATTGATGCCGTTGCCGGGAGTGGAAAGACAACTACTGCGGTAAGGTCAATTCCATACGCTGCCAGAAGATTCAAGAGGATCGGGTTCACGGCATTCAGCAAGGAGATAGCCCGAACTCTCCAGGAAAGAGCGGGTTCCAGTTGCATAGCCGGAACCATGCACTCTATGGGCCTGAAACTGGTAAGGGACCGATTTGGAGATGTTGGTGCGCCAAATAATTTGAAATATTTGGACATATGCAAGGCTGAATTCCCAAGTTGGTTCTCAACCGGGACCAAGGGTTTCAAGAGGATTCGCAACGAGTTTGCCGCTTTCCAGGCACTAACAAAAATCGTCAGGGAACAGAATATTGCAATTGATTCTGTGACCACAGACAAGGTCAAGAAGATTGCCAATATTTGTGGCCAGCAAGGAATAAGCTTGCCATCGCTAACTCATCTAACCGAGTTGGTT